GTGGAGCATATCTGTCGTGTTGAGGGCATAGCCCAGGTGCAGCGGGCGCCCCGCCATCATGAAGAGCAGGGCATCGCCCTCCTCCGCATCCTCGACCCGCCGGAACCGCGGGCGAAGCTCATCCACGGCGCCACGCCGCAGCGCCTCGGTCATCGTGCAGGCGGGATCAGGGATCACCACCCCGCGCCGGGCGAGGTGCAGGGCAATAAAGAGCCCGAGGCAGTCAAAAGCGGTCGGCCCCCGCCCCCGCACCGCGTAAGGCAGGCCGATCCAAGCATCGGTCCACATGGATCAGAAGAGCGCCGGCGTCGTACCGGGGGTCATTTCCAGATAGCCAAACTGCTCTTGCAGGATCGGCTCGATTGTCATCACGCCGCTGATGGTCAGCGCGTCGTATTCGATGCCGGTGATCTCGACCTCGAACGGCCCAACCTCGATGACGTCTGGATGCGAGGTCAGCACGTAGACCACGCGGCCCAGCACCTCGCCGGTGATCGCCCGGAACTGGCCGATGATCTCGCGCGAGACGTTCGACGCGGTCCATTTGAGCACGGGGAAGCCCTTGTCGCGGTCATCCGGCAGCGTGATCTGGAACGGGAACGGCAGGTATTCTTCTCCGCCGTGGGTCAGAGGCTCGGTGTCCCGCACCAGGCAGACCGGCTCGGGCCAGTCCGGATGCGTTAGCTTCACCAAGGGCACCAGCACTGCGCTGCTCTCGCCCGCGTAGAGCTCACTGAGCAGGCGGTCCGTGATCGGCCTCATGGCAGGATCTCCAATTCTGCGGTGATGGCGAAGTAAGGCCAGACCCGTTGGACGCTGTAACTTCCGACGAAGCGGAAAGTCCTAGTCACGCCATCAAATGGATCGGTCGCGGTGAAGCTGAGCGCGCCCTCCCCGATCACGTTCGAGAAGAATGCCTCGAAGGCGACGAGCTCCGCGTCCGTAATCGCCTGGATTACGCCTGCGCGCCTCTTTGGGGCTGAGCTGGTGCGCCTGCGCACTTGATCCGGCCCCATATCCATTTGCGACCGGATGACCGCGCCTTGCGGCCCTGTCCGGGTTTCATCCGCGCTTTCGAAGAAAGGTAAATCCGAAGGCCATGCAGGCATTTCATTAACTCCGTGGCCGGCCCCTAAGGCCGAAGGATCGGTTCATAGCGCCATCGGCGCCGCCGCTTTCGATGAACTCCTCGAACTTCCGCTCCATCATCACCTCGATATCAATGCCGCCTGATTTGCGGCGCGCCGTCGCCGTCGTCCCCGGCGGCGTCTTGATATTCACTTGGACGTCGCTACCGCCGCCGCCCAGCTGGTGGTTCGGAACCACAACGCCGGAGGAGGTCGGAACCATAATCTCAGGTCCCTTTTCGCCAATCAGATACGCGCTGTTGGCGTTCACTGGCCCGCCCATGGCGCGCTTTCCGCTAAGACCTTCTAGAATTGAGCCGACAAAGGTGCTGCCCGGGTCCACGCCTTCAGTCGAAAGCCCGAGAGCCTTCAGGATGCCGAACTGGGCTTGCACCTTGGCGAACTCGATGAGCGCATTCGCGGCCCAGTCCGAGATCGAGGTGCTGTTGTCGAAGAGCGCGTCGGTGAAGCCCGCCACGCCGTCCTGCATGGTTTGCAGTCGGTCGGTGCTGCCGTCGAGGTCAGCAATCGCCTTCTGGTGCGCCTCGTCGACCATCGCCATGCCGACAGCGAAATCGACGGCGGTGATCTTGCCGGCCTTCAGCGCGTCGTTGAGGATCTGCTGGTTGTCCGCGTATTCGGCATTGGCGTCCGCCAGCGGGTCGAGGCTGCGCTTCAGGCGCTCGTAGGCGTCCGCGGCCTGCTGCGCCTCGCGCGCGGCCTTGTCGGCGGCGCTCGTGCCGGAGCGGCCAGTGCGGGTGCTGCGCGGAGGCTTCCATCCCTCAGCCTGCGGCGGCAGGAGGCCGTCGCCTTGCAGGCTTACGTCGTAGAGGTCGAGGCCGCCGCCGCGAGGGGCGCGGGTCATGCCAGGGCCGATGGCGGCCAAGTCTTGCGCCTCACGATACGCCTGCCAAGCAGCGGCCGAGTTCTGCATATTGGTCGCGAGGCGAGCCGCCTCATCTGCGGCATAGGAAATCGGCGGGGCAATCTCAGTGCGCGAAAGCTCTAGGGCCTGAAGCGCCGCCTGGAAGAGTTGATCGTAGAGCGCCTTGCCCTCGTCCTCGGCGTTGGAAAGGTTCGCGGACGCTTCATCAATGAAGACCACAAGGTCTCGCATCGCATACGCCCGAGCACGGGCCCCCTCCGCCTGATCGAACTCGGCAAACCTTGCCGCAATCTCGCGCGCAGCTTCCTCCGTCACGCCAAGGCTATCTGCGAGATCGTCCATACCTCGCGACACGTCCCGCATGCTGGCCAACTGGTCCCGCATCTCACCGATAGCATCATTGTTCCGGCGGAACGCCTCATCCGAAACCATCGTCTGCGCGCTGAGCCGGTCGATCTCGGCCTGAAGCTCAGCCGCAGCCGCCCGCGTGTCCCTGATCTGCGCCGGGTCCAGACCGAGAGCCCCACCCGCGCCAAGCTCGCTGGCTACCGTTCGAGTAACCGCCCGCATCGCCTCATTGGCGCGGAGTTCGGCAATCTCGCGTTCGATCTGGAACAACTCCCGAGCCTGCGCAGCCATCTCGCCATACTCGTCGCCAAGCATGAAGCTCTGGCTCGTTTGCTCGTTCGCGTCGATGTAGCGTTTGGTGGCCGCCGTGAGATTGTCGAGTTGGTCTTCCAGTTCCTTGCCAGCCTCGGCCGAGTCAAAAAGCGACATCGCCATGGGCCCCATGACCGCGACGACACCACCGGCCAAGACGCCCCAAAGCCCGAAGACCGTCAGCATGTCCGCCGCCTGAATCGACAGAGCTCCCATGTAATCGCCGGTCACGGCGCCCTGCTGCCCCACCTGGTTCAGCTGGTATGCGAACATCTTCGCGTTGTGCTGAGCCTGCGGCGACATCGTGGAGAAGCTCTTGGTGGCCTTTGTCACTCCATCGATTTCTTTTCCGGTAACGACAGCCTGGTCTCCGAGGCGATCAAGGTCCGTCGTCGCCTTGACGACTCCCCGGCTGTCGGCCGAAATGCCGAGACGTGCGATATCTGTCATTCTAACCTCGGAGATTTTTCATGCGAGCACTTGCAGTTGCAGCGGCTCTTCTTGCGACACCCGCGCTGGCACAGCAGGCGGCAATCCTTGATTTCAATGGCTTCACTGTGAAAGTGCAGGCTCAGCAACAGGAAGTCGGCGGGATCAGAAAGCCGACGCAGGCGTTGGCAGATGCCCTAGCCGAAGACGCGTGCGCCTCTGTCAATAAGACAGCCCACTACCAGCTGTACCAGACGGACAAGGGGTTCGAGTTCCTAGTCACCTACGTCTGCCTGTGACATCGGATGCATGGCAAACGGGTCTTCCCCGAAGCTCGTGCCCTCAAGGTATGACGCCGACATGTCCCGGATCAGGTTCCGCTCGGCCTCGTTCGCCCAAGGCGCTGCCAGGGTGATTTCGTAGTATGGGACCGGCGACAGCCCCATACCGCTTGAGTGCGCCGGCCCCACGCGCGTGAAGAGCGCGAGATAGTCAGAAGCGGCGGGATGGACTTCGGGCAGTCTGCCCTTCCCGCCGCTCTTCTGCATCCTGTTCTGCTCCCAGCCCTTCGGGCGCGCGTGCAGATAGCCGAGGCAGCGAGCCCAGAAGTTCAGCTGGTCTCGGCACTCGCGAAAAAACTCGAACGGTCTCCGGCGAAGGCTTCGATCTGCTCGATCACCCAAACCCAACCGGGGTTCGCCATCAGGTCGCGCAGCTTCTCCACGGTTCCAGTATCGCCCGACCCACCACGAAGGCCGATGAGAGCGGTCTGAGCGCGCACGAGGCGCATGCGTTCGAGAACGGCCACCGCCGCGTCTTTGTCCTTTGCCCGGCCCGCCCGGCGGCGAAGCTCACGCTCGGCGGTCTCCACTTCCTCGGAGTCGTAGCCCTGCACCATCGGGAAAACGCCGAGCCCCTCCCCGGTGCCGGGGTGCTTGAGTTCGAATTCAGCGCCTTCGGTGACGGCGGCGCGGAGGTCAAGTTTCGACAGGTCCATGATCTACCCCTTACGCCGGCTCGGTCGCATCGACGGCGGGCGCGTTCTGCCGGAACCCGACCTGGAAGCCGCGATAGCTCGTCGTGTTGCCTTGGTTGCGCTGGTAGCTGTGCGCCACGCCCTGCGAGTAGGTCACCGGATCACCGGTCGTCAGCGCGTTGGCCACCCCTGTGCCGTAGCCGATCTTCACGGCGATTTTGCCGGGGTAGCTCTGTGCTGCGGCAATGAGAGCAGCCTGCCCCGCATCGTTCGGTACGTCGCGGAACTGCGCTTGGGAATCCATCCCAGTGCCTGCGCCTTTGACTGCGGTGGTGAAGCCCGTGGTCAGGTCGGGAACGTCGATCATCGCGTCCGTCTTGCCGAGCTGCGGCTCCTGAATGGGGCCTTTGACCTCGAGCCAGGTAAGAGCCTCGTAGCCCGCCGCGTCGTTGGTCGCGGGCAGCGTGGTGCTGATGAAGATCGTTGCGCCGATATGGGACTCGGTCATGGTCTTTCTCCTTGGGATCAGAAGATGAAGGTGGCCCGGATCACAACCGGGATAGAAAGAACGCCGTCGGTTACCGGCAGCGAGGGCCGCACATCAGGCGCGCGGTCGATCTTCACGCCGTCGAACTTCGCACCCGGCGGGAAGCGGGCTACGAGAGCGGCGACAAGCGCGTCACTCTCGATGAAGTACTGACCCGCGGGCCAAGCCTTGGTCTCGACGCGCACGACGATCTCTGGGAAAGCGCGGGTCTTGCCGGTCATGTCTGCCGGGGTCTGCGCGCCGCCGGCGGCCTGCACGACGTAGCGCGGGAGGCCCTTGCCCTCGCCATTGGGCAGCACGATGTTGGGCGGGTCGGTCATCGTGACCACCCGACGGATCAGGGCCTGGTGGCCCGCGGTGATGCTCATGATCAGTCCTCGAAGAGCCGAGCGTTTTGGTCGACGATGACGCCCCAGTTTTGGACCGCGTTGCGGACGAAGAAGCGCCCTGGAACGTCGACATCGCCTCCGGCGTATTGGCTATCTGCGTCGCCGTTGTCGTCGCGCGTCCGGAAGCCGTATTCCATCGGGCGGGCGTGCGGCGCGGTGAACACCACCTCGGCCGCGCCGCCGAGCTGCAGCGTGCCGAGCGAGGCAACGAAGTCCGGCGGCGCGTCATTTCCCCCCTGCCCGGTGATCGCGCCGTTCACGCTCACCTCAACGCTGTTGATCAACTCGCCCTCGTCCACGGGCACGTAACCCTCCTGGAAAGTGCCACCGGTGTCCTTCACGCTGGGCTGGCGGCGGGTCATTAGCTCGCTCACGTCCTGCACCGAGGCCTTGAAAACGAACTCCATATTGGCCTTGGCCTTCTCGGTCATGCGGCGGACGTCGGCGGCAAAGTTCTGCGTCATGCCTTCCTCCATGCGTCTTGTGCGGCTCCCGGAGGAACCGCCCTGTTGTGCTGCCGTTTCTGTCCTTTCAGGCCCGCTTGGCCTCTATATCGGCCATCCCGAACTCAGCTGCATAAGACCTTAGGCAGTCACATTTGACTTGAAACTCGCACGCGCCGGCGTATATTCCCAATACGGGAACACAAGGCCAGACATGCGGATCATCGCAAGAAACACCATCGTAGCTTTCGGGAACACGCACCCGGCAGCTCGTGCTTCGCTGGATCACTGGTATCGTGTTACCGCCGCTGCCGAATGGGCGACGACGAGCGACGTACAGGCCTCTTTCTCCAAGGCCAAAGTTCTGAATGCCGAACGTGTCCGCTTCGAAATCGCCGGTGGTGACTTCCGCCTGATCTGCGCGTTCGACTTCCGGCGCAGCGTGGCATTTATCAAGTTTGTCGGCACTCATGCCGAGTATGACCGCATCGACGCCCTAACGGTTTCGCAGTTCTGAAAGGATTGGATATGAGCATTCGCCCCATCCGTACCGAAGAAGACCACCGCGCTGCTCTTGGCCGGATTGAAGCCCTTTGGGGAGCTGAACCCGGGACCGCTGACGGCGACGAACTTGATATCCTTGTGGACCTCGTGGAGCACTACGAGGACAAGCACTTCCCCATGCCGGAGGTCGACCCTATCGAGTTCATCCGCGCCCACATGGACGCTACTGGGCGCAGCCAGGCTGATCTCGCCAACCTATTTGGTTCTCGGCCCCGCGCTTCCGAAGTGCTCAATCGCAAGCGCGCACTGACTGTGGACATGATCTACAAGATCACCAGAGAATGGCACGTTCCAGCTGGCTGCCTTGTGAAGCCGTATCATCTGAACCTTGAGCCAGCCTAAGCCGCCAGTCCGTCCTGCTCTCGACGCCACAGCATCACCGCCTTCCAGTCAGTGCGGAACCGCGCCGAGCATCGGCAATTCACCGTCTCGGCCGCCGGCGCGTTCTCATCGTGCGGCCAGCGCATCAGAGCACCGGTGACGGGCGAGACGAAGAACTCCCCCCATTTGATCGTCTGGCCGTTCAGCGCCCGGTGGCTGTCCCGCGTCCGCGGCCCCGGGGTGGCGTCCCAGGTAATGGTGACGTGCTCGGGGAGGATTTCCCCGCGCTCGATCATCTGGACCACGCCCTCGGCGCGCCCGGCGTTCATGGCCCGGCTCCCTTCGGACCGACTGATGGTCTTCGCCCGGGCCCGCAGGAGGCGGTCTGAGTAACGCCCGGTGATGCGCTCGATGTCGGCGGCGCTCAGCGGCTGGCCCGCCTCGATCGCCTTGCGCACGACGCTGTCGAACCGCTTGTCGCGCAGCGTGCGGGCGAAGTAGCGGACGTCTAGCGTCTCGAGTTCGCCCCGGGCGCCGCGCACTGCCCGCGCCTGCCGGGAATGGAGCCCGATCAGCGCGCCGGTCTTCTGGTTGCCATCGGTGCGCCCGAGCAGCTCGCGCGTCACGCGGCGGTAGGGCCGTGCCTGCTCGACTGCCTCAGTCAGCGTCTCCCGGATCAGCTTCTCGGTGTCGTTCGTGATCTCGGTGATCAGCGCCGCGCTGTGCCTGCGCGTCCACGCCTCCGCGTTCGGGTGCCGCCCGTCGAAGCGAATGATCAGCGGCCCCTGCGAGCCTGTCGAGACGCGCTTTGGGAGGTTGGACAATTGCCATACTCCCCCCTGGTAGAACGCCTCGGAAATGGCCCGATCGAGCGGGGCGAAGAACTCACTGCCCAGCTGGATGGCTGCGATCACCTGCTGCACGCCGCCGGCGATGTCGCCGGTCTCGATCGCCCGCTTGATCGCCTCGTCGATGGCGCGGGCCTGCGCGGTGCTGCGGATGTCTTGAATGGCGCGCTCGAAGGCGTCGCGCAGCTGGGGCGCGACCTTGTCGAGTTCTGCGAGGAAGGCAGCGCGCGTGTCGGCCATCAGTCCTCGCCCTTCCGTGCCTGGCATTCCCAGTACAAGACCACGCCCCCCGGCTGGATCGCATCCACGTTGACGATGCTGAAGGTCTTGCCCGCTACGGTCAAGGCGTCGCCGTTGCGCGGGTCGGTCTCCGCGTCTGGGGCGATCATCGCCTTGACGTCCTGAGCGGAGATCTGGGTGCCCTCTCGGTCCCGGGCGCTGTACTGGTCGAGAACCACGGTGCAGGCATAGTCGGTCGCGCCGCCCGGCGTCGGCGGATAGGTGGTCTCGTCGGCGCCGGTCACACGGGTGATGGTCCCCACCAGCGGCACCCCGCCGCCCGTCTCGGCCCCTGCCTCCGCGATCGCGGCAGCCACCTCCGCGGCGATATCCGCCCCGCTCACAGGCCCGGGCTCCGGCCGATGCTCATCAGGAACGCCGGGGTCTTCCCGCGCTCGAGCATGTAGGGATAGAACATCGCTTCGATCGTGGTGCTGATCGGGGTGGCCGCCTCGGCCCCGCTCGCGTCGCCGCGCACGGTCCACTGGATGCTCCCGACCTTGGTCAGCACTTTCTGCTGGTCGGCGGTGTACGTCTTCGAGAAGAAGCCCGGGTTCGCCAGCTCCAGCTTCGCCGCCTCGTACGTGGCCTCGTCGACGACCTGCTCGGGCGCCGAGGAGGTCAGCCGGTTGAGGTAGAACCGCGCGACGTAGTCGGACCCGCGCACCAGCGCCGCGGCGCTGTCGGCGTCATCCGCGACCGTGTCGCCCCGCGCCGCGGCGTAGTCGATCCATCCCTCAACCGTTGCCGTCATCAGCCGCGATCCGCCTTCACGAACTCAGCGATGCCCGGCCAGAGCTGGTCGCGCTCGGCTGCCGAGAACTTGGCGACGCCTTCGTCGAGGAGGGCGTTGATCTCACGGACATCCGGCACGCCCTCTGCGCTGAAATGCTCGTCGTCCAGCACCTTCGCGGCCTCGGCCAGCAGCGCCTGGCGCTCCTGCGCGGAATCCTGCACGGCACCGGTGGCCGGGTTGGTCACGGCGACACGCTCGGTCACGACTCGGCCCTTGTTCAGCAGGAAGCCGGGCACCTTCTCGCCCTCGAACTCGACGATGTCGCCGACCTTCTGGCCCTCGACGCCCTTCTTGGTGATCTCGAACTTGGTCTTCATGAGGAGACTCCTTTGCATGACCTCTGGCAATGAGCCGGGCGGACCCGGCCCATCACAGAGGTCACGACGAATGCGCGATACCGCAGTTGCCCTCGGCGTCGGTTTTGATCTCGAGCGCCTGCGCCGCCATGACGACAAAGTTGTAGTCGTCCTCGGGGTTAGCGCGGAACTGCTGGCGGGTAGCCATCGGCATGGCGTTCAGCACTTGCACGACGCGGCGGTCCTTGACGACGGCGAAGATGGTGTCGGCCGGCACGTCCGAGGCCGGGATGACCTCGCGGACGCCACCGTTCTCGAGCACGCGCTGCGCGATGGTCTTGTTCGGGTAGGCCGCCGAGAAGTCGGTCTGGGTAGCGTAGAACCAGTCGTCCCAGTTGACGTAGAGGGTGGCCGGCACCCGGTAGTTGTCGCCGTGCAGCAGCTTCAGGGTCGCGTTCACGTCGCCCAGCCACTCGGCGCCGGTGCAGGCCGAGAGGTCGTTGGTCGTCGAGCGGGTGTTGCGGTTCGGGTGGTTGCCCAGACCGTACAGCTGGTCGCCGCCGACGACGATCTGACTGTTGCCGTTGATCGCCATGCCCTCGAGCATCTTCGCCACCTTGAACATGGAGTTCCGGCGGGCGGCTCCGTCGAGCTGGAAGCCCTCCGACTGGGCCGCGGCCATCTGACGCCAGCCGAAGCTGAACGTGCTGTCCACGATCGGCAGCGGGGTGCCCTGGTAGGTGATCTGCGGCTGGTCGGTGCGGGCCTTGGAGCGACCATCCATCGAGACATGCGCGTCGCCGGAGTCGCTGATCTGCTGGAAGTAGTGGACCAGCTTGCCGATCGGCATGGGCATGCCCACCGAGCCCGCCAGGTCACCGAAGACGGCCAGCACCTCGCGCTGCACTTCGATGCCCTCGCGGTCCCAGATGCCCCAGACGTCGCGCGGCAGCGCCGACGCGTTGCCGATGACGCCGGCAGCGTTGCCCAGCATCTCTTCGAAGCTGGTATCCCGGCGGGCGGCGGCGGCACGGTTGGCCGCGATCACGCGGCTCTGCTCATCCGTCGCGAGCGCCAGGCGGTCGGGGATATCCACGCCGCTCTCGGCGCCCATCGGGTGACGGGAGTTATAGACGAACATGTGTGCGTCCTCCTTATGCTGCGGCGATGTTGAACGAGTTCGCGATGCGAACGTCGTTCAGCGTGCCGGCGGTGATTGCGCCCGCCACGCCCTCGAAGAACGCGACGACGCGTTGCCCGGCAGCAGCGGCGGTGAGGTAGCCGGACGCGCCGATGGTGAGCGGAGCACCCTTGGCGTAGGTCGCGGCTGCGAGGCGGGTCTGGTAGATCTCGCCGGGGCGCGGGCGGTAGGCCACGCCGGTGTCACCCGAGGCGTAGGCATCGCCGACGCCCTGATCGTAGAAGCGGCGGTTCGAGAGGATCAGCAGGTCCGCCTCGATGTCGGCCGCCGTGGCGACGGTGAGGGCCGTGGCGCTCTCGGTCACGAGAATACCCGGCAGGTAGGCGCCGGCCACGGTCTTGTCGGAGACGGTCTCCGGCTCGTCCTTGATCGGGCCGCGGTAGATGACGTTCGCCATGGGATTAGGCCTCCTTCTGCTTGGCGGCGGCGTTCAGGCTGAAGCCATCCCACTCGTCCTTGTCGCTGGAGCCGCCGAACGCGCCGTTCAGCGCGGCGGCCTTGCCAGCCGTGGCCTTGGGCGCCAGGGCGCGCAGGGTGTTCAGCGGGGTCGCCTTGGCGGTCTCCTCGTCGAGGATGTTCGCCTTGACCACCTTGGCCTCAAGCTCCGCCTTCTCGGCGTCCTCCTTGGCCTTGTTGGCGGCGTCGAGCGACTCGACGTGGTCCTTCAGCGGCTTCACCGCCTCGCCCACCGCATTCGCGATGGTCTCGCCGATCTTCGACAGGCCTTCCTCGATGGCGTTCACCTTCGCGGAAAGCTGCTCAAGCTGCTTGTCGTCAGCCATGTCTGCTTCTCCTTGATTTGCAGAGGGTTCCCGCTCTGAGGCGCCCGGCAGGGCATCCATGATGGCGGATTTGATGCGCTCCCAGGTGGAAGCGCGCTCGCGCCGCTCAAGCGCACTGAGCAGGTGCATCCCGGCCCAGTCGAGTTCCTGATCGGCCATGTCGATGGCCGAGTTGATGACCTCGAGTTCCTCCGCCTGGCCGGCAGAGTTGACGAACATGCCGACGCCCTGATCGGGGGTGGCCGCACCCTCCTCACCCAGCAGGATCGCGTCGTGGTCGAAGTCGATGTCCCGGGCGATGTGCTTGTAGGAAACGTCGCCGTTGGCGGCCTCGAGGTTGCACAGCAGGCCGGTTGAGGTGTGGATCGGGTCGCCCTTGTCGACCGCCTCCAGTACCGCCTTGCCGCGCTCGGACTGGTTCGCCGTCTGCACGTCGATCACCTTGTCGAGGAGCACCCGCCCGCCCTCGCGGCGCGCGTTCTCGTTCCAGGCGCCGATCCAGCCGATGTTGATGCCCTCGGGGTCGCGGGCGCTGACAAACTTGCCGTTGATCAGCGGGTGACCGGCAGGCGCCGGCGTGCGGTTCAGGCTGGCGAAGCTCTTCTCGATCTCGTCGGCCGGGTAGAGGATGTTGTTCATGACCACGTCATCGGGCAGCGTGGCGCTCGGCACGATGATCACGTCGCGCCCGTTGCGCTTCTCGCGGCGGGCAGCTTTCGTATTGGCCAACGCGCGGACGTTGACCCGAACTCGTTTCGTCATGGGGAAGCTCCTATTCCTCGCCGTCGTCGGGCGGGTCCAAGTCCGCCTCGTCGTCATCGGGCAGCGCGTCGGCGTCGCTCAGGGGCTCCTTGCCGACGGTCTCGCGGATTTCGTCAGAGGTGAACACGATCTCGCCCGAGCCCGTGCGGGAGGCGCGCTCGTTGATGCTGGCCATCTTGTCGGCGCGGTCGATCTTCTCGCCGATGCTGGCCTCGGTCAGGTCCGCCCACTGCAGGAACCAGTCGCGCTCGGGCAGGATGCCGAAGCGCTCCAGCCGGTTCACGAATTCCATGATGGCCGGGATCACCCGGTCCGACCGGATGCCCATGCAGGTTTGCGACCACTCGTCGGCGTCCTCGGTGCTGGCGCGCTCGCCGGTCTGCATGCCGGTGAGGATCTTCTTGGGCATCTCGATCGAGGCGGCGAAGTTCTCCAACGCGCCGGCCCGGAAGTGCTCGGGAATGGGCAGGGTGATGGCCAGCGTGTCGGCTTTCATGCCCTGCAGCATCAGGCTCTGGTCGAAGCCCTTCTGCCAGTTCTCGGTCTGGGTGTTCAGCGCGTCGGCGATCTCCGACACGTCCACGCCCATGGCCTGAGCCATCTGGGAGAGCTGGGCATCCTTCTCGATCGAGAAGACCGGCGCCGACTTGGCATTCTTCCAGAAGCCCTCGCCCCCGGCGCCGGTGATCTTCTCCAGCGTGAGGAGGTCGTTGAACCCCGGCTCCAGCATCGAGCGGCCATGGACGGTGCCGTCCTCGGACCAGACGATGACGCGATCGGGGTGGACCTCGAAGGCGCGGTTGCGGCCCTGCGCGTCGTTGCCCACCTCGGCCTCGTTGAACGAGAACATGGTAGGCTGGCCATAGGTGTCGGAGGTCTCGTCGGTGTCCCACGTGGAGACCTTGAGCTGCCCCTCCCACGCGGGGATGATCTCGACCAGGCCGTCGAGCCCACCGCCGACGCGATCGACTGGCTCGGCGAAGCGCTTGTCGTCGGCCAGCCGGAGGATCACCCCGGCGTAGCCGCCCACCATGCTCCGGCGGTCGGCCTCGGCGAGGCGCTGCCAGACCCGGAGGTCGGCGAAGCGCTGCCGGATGTCCGACTCGACGGCGGTCTCCTTGTGCGCTTCCTCGCGCTCCATCAGGAACGGGTGATCCTGCCAGACCTTGCGGGCGGTCTTCTTCACCGCGGCGCGGGCGAGGCCGTTCCGGCAGTACATCGCGTAGAGCAGGTCGAAGGTGACCTCGTTCGGCCAGCCGAAGTCCCGATAGTGGTTATGTTTGGCCTCTTTGAAGTAGCCCGGGAACATGGTCGACATGCGCCGGCTGGCGGCATTGGCGAGCAGCGCCAGCGCGTTCACGATGGCAGAGCGGTCTTTCTGGTCTGTCATCGGTTGCCTTTCAGTTTCGCCCGGGCCGCGGAGCTCAGCAGCATCTGGACCGTCGGGGCCGATTGGATCGGCGCGAAGGCCATGACGAACGCGTCGGCCTTGTTCGGCGAGGCGACGTCACGCTTCGCCAGGTCCTTCTTGCTCTCGACCTTGGAGCGTCCGGCGTTGTCGACGTCCTTGCGGGGCGTGGCCAGCTCGTCGATCAGCTGGTCGAGGTGCTCGCACTCGCTGCTGATCGCGATCAGGTCGGCAGCGTCGTACTGGTGCCCCTTCTCGACCGCGTTGAAGGTGTTGCGGAGGCGGCGGGCGATGTCCCACCAGGCCTGCGCCTTCACGTTGGCGTAGAAGTCCTTGTTGGTCGGTGCGTTCGGGTCGGTGTCGTGCGGGTCGACCCGCGCCTCTGGGTTCAGCACCCCGCCCCCGGCGTTGAAGCCGCGGTAGGTGACCCGGACGGCGTGCTCCTCGTTCAGGGCGGCGAAGTGCGCGCCCGCGAAGGCGCCGACGCCGATGCTGTCGAAGTCGATGTCCGCGCCGGATTCCCGCGCCAGCCGGTGGACGCGCCCGGCGGACTTGAGCAGCTCGTCCTCCGCCGCCTTCCACTCGTCGCACTGGAGCGCGAGGAAGCCGTGGGCCATCACGGTGGCGCAGAGGTCCGCGCCGCTGTCCGCGATGTCGAAGCCCACACGCTTGCGACCGGCGGGCTCCAGCCCGAGCTTCTTGTGCGCGTCGATCGCGGCCATGAGCCACGACCGCTTGATGATGACCGCGTCGTCGTCCTGGCGGGGCTCGCCGTGGTAGATGTGCCGGTACTCTTCCTCGTCCTCGGCTCGCTTGCGCTCGATGACCTTGACGATGGTGTCCGAGAGGAAGGGGTTTTCGTCGTAGTTGATCAGCCGCTTGATGGTGGCACCGACGACGCCCTTGATCTTGCCGCTGATGACTGCGCTCGGCGTGCCGGTGATGAATTTGCGGTAGACGAAGTCCGAGGCCAGCCGCGGGTTGAAGATGATCCAGAACTGGGAGCCCTCGCCCCGGAGGGTGGGCTCGAGGATTTCCCACTGCTCGGCGGTGAGGTTGTGCGCCTCCTCGATCCAGCAGATATCGATGCTCTCGAGCGACTTGATTTCGTCGATGTGCCGCCAGAGGCCGTAGAACATGAACTCCGCGCCGGTCAGCTTGTGCCGGATCGAGTTCTCGGTGATGACGAAGTGATCCCGAAGGCCGAAGCGGTCGATCTGGATCTTGAGCAGCGTGTAGACCGACTCCGCGATCTTGTTCTGGAACTGGCGGGCGCACAGCACGCGGATGCGGCACTGCGTCGCCAGGAAGACCGCGAACCCAGCCGCGTCCCATGACTTCGAGCTGGACCGGCCCCCGTAGAGGACGCGTTCGCGGGCTGGTGTGAGCCAGAACTCTCTCAGGACCGGGTTCAGTGTGGGTGCGTCATCCCCCTTTGCCGCCGTAGAAGTCTGCAAGGGTCCGCACCTCCACCGGGCCGCCGTTCGGGCCGGAGTGCTCGTTCTTCTCCGCCAGCCCGAGCTCGCGCGAGATGATGCTCGGGTTCAGAAGATCGGCAGCTGCTCCAGTGAACTTCTGCTCGTAGATCACAGCTTCGACGCGGCTGATCATCTCGACAAGATCGGGCCGGTAGAGCGCGTGCCCCTCGGTCTTCCAGCCGCGCCAGGTCTCCGAAGCGATGTCGAGGAACAGGCAGAGACCACTGATGGTCATGGCCCGCAGCTTGGGTAGCTCAGCGAGCGTCACCCTGCCCTCGTAGCTAAAGGCCTTGGCCTCCCGCAGCGGGTTCCCCTCCACCCACGCGAAATACTCGACGCAGGCTTCCCAGAGTGTATCAGCGTCCGCGAAGGTCGGCTTGCGCCCGTGGCTGCTGCGGGCTTCCCAGAAGCGGTGGCCAGGGAGGAAGCGGCCGGTGTCGGGGTCACGTTGGTCTGACATCTATGCAGCTCGCCGATGGATTTTCTTTGGCTCACCAGACGGATGCGGCCGTGCCAGAGAGAGTTAATATCGCTTTGACCGAAGCCCAAGGCCTATGCCATCAAATCGCCCGAAGAGTAGTCTCACCAAGGAGTAACGAGAATGAAGTACAGCGTGCAGTATCAGCAGTGGTCGGAGCATTCCGGGCGCCCCGCCGAGACTCTGTCATCAGCAGACCGAGACGACATTTCAGCAGCAGAGTTTGCAGCACTCCCGCAAGTCGGCGATCATGTAAATCTACTCAATTTCGATGGAGGCCCAGAGTTGACCGGCGTGGTGACCTCGCGGCTTTTTACTCTTGGAAAAGGTTTCACCGGCCTCACGATCGTCGTGCACGACCACCCAGAGACTGACTGGGGTCAGCTTATCAAAGAGTGAAAAAATAAATGCGCCCGGCAGGGACATTCCCTCCGGGCGCAGAAACGTTGCTGGCACCTTGTCTACCCACCTTTTTTTTTCGCGGTCAAGCGTGGGACTACGAGACTAACCGACTATTCCAGTGCGCCAGTGTCGGTGACCGAAGCACGGCGGCGCCATTGGAGTATACGATCAACAACCCGTCGGATCACAAGAAACAAAACAAGCGCAACAATAACAACGCCAATCAACCCAATCGTGTCGACATTGAATGCGCTCGGATTCATCAAGAACGAGACAAGTTCGAAAGAGAAACCGCTGACGCCGCCTAACAGGCCGCCGACGAGCGCTCCCACCCCAATCACTGCGAGCGCAGGAAGCCCTACAGCAGTTCCCATCGCAGCAACCCCGATCCCACCTACGGTTGCTGCAAGACCACCACCAATTGCAGCACCACCGAAGAAGCCTATGGCGGGCGCTAGCAGGCGAACGAGATAACTCTTCTCCTGAATAAAATATCCTGCGGCTGCAAACACAAAGAGCAGCGCCAAAAAGCCAGCCAAAACTGAGGGCAGATAAGGGATAGCGCGAATAAGAAAACGCTCCCAAAGGCTAGCAATCCAACTCATAAAGAAACCTCACACATCGATTGGCTCGCAGAGCACCTCACAGTATTTTCTAACGACTGCCCGTTGTGCTCGCAAGGGACATGCTCGCGCTCCTAGTCGAGGCGTTTCCAAGGCATCATCGGGGGCAGCTCGTCCGTGACGCTGAACCAGCGCAGCGATGCGCGCTGCAGCGCCCCGCGAACGGCCAGCAGACAACCGCGCCACTCGAGGTACATCCGCCGCGCGGCGGCGATCTGCACGGCTGTCGGCGAGACAGTGACCGGCGTGAAAAGCACCTCGTCCTCGACGATGGCGCCCTTGCGGTTGCGGCGCTTCTGGTGCGGCCAACCCCCGGCTCCAAGCCGCGCTGCGTCGGCAGTCCGACCCCTGGCACCGCCCCGGCCATAGACCCACTCGATCGGCAGGATGCGCGGCGCGGCGTCCCGCATCCAGTCCGGCTCACGCCCGGCCCGCGCCAAATCAGCGACGAGGCAGGCGGCCGACCACGGCAGCACCGAGCGCACGATGCTGGCGATGATCTCGGCGTCCTCTGCGGGCTCTGACCGGCCCGGCGAGGTATCGATCGCTACCTTGCCCAACATGTGCCGTTCGAAGATCAACTGCTCCATGCTGATGCCCTTGCGCTGACCACCCGCCGACGCGCCGAGCTCGTCGAAGTCGAAGCTGGCCTTCTCGGTTTGGAAGGCCCACTCCAGCGCTGCCTTGACCGGCATCTCGGCGGGGACGCTCCGCGGCGCAGGGGTCCTGCCCGCAGGTTCGCGCCCAGTCACCGGCAGCGGTCGTCGTGGCCTGAGATTGGAAGGCACACGCGGCTCGACCCGCTGCACCTGGCCCTCTGCAATCGCCTGTTCGATCGCGGCACGCTCTTCCGGCGTGATCCTATCCTGCCCCATCGTTCTTCCTTCGTCACTCGTATCGCGTGGAGATGGCAATGAAATTGGCCCTCGGCCTCAAGAAATCGGCGGCGGGCTTCGCGCTCATTCCGCTGCCCTCATGCCGAAGAACGCCGCGGCGACTTCGCCGTACTTGCCGACGAGGTGGGCCCGGGCGCCGTCCTCACCCCAGACCACAGCAGCTGCTCGGGCGGATGCCTGGCGGTAGCGCTGGAGCGTGTCTCGCCGGATGGCGCCAGCGTTCGCCAGCCTAACGCCCGCGATGCCCCAGACGATCGCTTCGGGGACCGGCCGTCCGGCGTTCATGTCCGCGGCGCTCGCGTCGTCGTGGCTGCTCGGGGTGAAGGTCTCCGGTGAGGCCTTGGAGCTGCCGCCACGGATGGCGCTGACGAACTCGTCCGGCGTTGGCCACGACCAGCCCTTGTGGGAGCGGGTCACTTCATCGAACATCCGCTCGAGCGAGCCACGGATTTCGTCGTCGTTTCCGATCGGCAGGCGGGCGTTGATCGCCTTGATGGTGCGACGGAGCATTTCGGCCTGTGCCTCAGCGTCGAGGGCCCGGGGCGGTGCCAGCGGCCCGAGGTAATCCGAGAGACCTCTGGCGATGATGGCCTTGCGTTCGTCGTAGTTCATAGCCGTTCCTCCAGCAGACGCTTCACTTCATCCGAAACTCCAAATCGAGATTCCCTCTTCCGCCCCCCACCGGGGGGTTGGGGGGGTGGTTCTATTTGGGTTCCTATTGGGTTTGGGTGACACTGTGTCACCCCATGGGGTGACGGTGTGTCGGGGGTGGGGTGACACTCTGTCGGGGGTGACACTGTGTCGGGGGTCATATCTTGTGTCTCCGCGTCTACATCTTGTATTGACGGGTGACGCTCTATCGGGGGTTGCGGCGTGGAATCGTCGCACTTTTCGACCATTTTGATCCGGATCGCGTACTCGAAGGTGAAGCCATTCCGGTGCTTTTTGCGGCCGACCTCGACCAGGAAACCGGCCTCGATAAGGGCGTCGATCGTCCTCTGGACAGTCCGGTCGGTCGTCTCCAATTCCCGCGCCATCCGGGCCTTGGATGCCCAAATTCCGGAGCCGTCGTCGCTCGCCATATCTGCCATCAGAAGGATGAGGGACTTGGCTGTGAAGCCCACTCCGAGCTTCTTGCGGCGCAGGAGCGATATGACGTGGTTGCTCATGCTGCGAACCTCCCGACTTCGTTCCCCATGACGTCCCAGCCGGCGCGCTCCTGTCGGCTGAAGAGCTCGATGCGGCGGACATTCGGCACGAGTTGCTCGGCAGCCGCGAAGGCCTCGTCCGGCTTACGGCTGTGCTCGCGCACCGGCCCTTCAATGACCGACCGCACGTTGCGCGCGGTCTTCGGGCTGCCGATGGTGCCTATGAGGAACGGCTCGCCCGCGCAGCGCAGCACATAGCCGGTGCCGAAGGCCTGCTTGCCGTTGGAGGTCTTCTTCGACCAGTGGCCGGCGGTCTTGAAGGCAAAGCCCCACGCGGCCATGACCTCAAAGGCCTGCGGCAACAGCGGGTTGGTCGTCCACAGCCACAGGACGCAGTCCGGCGCGGCGATGTGGCCGACGGGCAGTTCCTTGATCCAGTCGAGCGGCGTGCAGTCGTACTTCGCCGAGGCGTTCTTGTGCTCGCCCTTGGCGGACCAGTTTTCGTACTGCCAAGGCGGGTCCGCCATGATCATGCCATAGCGGAAGAGAGGGACTTGCTCGATCGACTGGAAGATGTGCGTCATGACGCGCGGTTCCACACTCGATCGGTGGCGCGCTGCTCGGCCGCTGCGACGGCGGCCATGCGGCGGCCCGCCTGCAGCTGCCTGAACTCGGCCATGCTGATTGAGGCACGCCCCAGGCCTGTTCTGCGCGGGTATCCGAAGCGCGTCGCGACGTTGCGGATGGTGCGCTCGCTCACGCCGAAATGCTCGGCAATGGCGCTCGTGAGGACATTGGCATCCCACATCGCCCGTAGCTCCGGGCCATCCACCAGTGCGGGCGCCGGACCCTTCTTGCGAGGCGGCAGACCGCGTCTGTTCGCGCGATGGTTCACCGCCGAGTCTGTGATGCCGAGCACAGCGCCGATTTCGGCCTGCGTCATCGGGCTGAACCACATGCGAGCGAACTCGGCGTGGGAGACGGTCTTTCCTCGGTGGGCGGACATGCGGGCTCCTAGAGTGCGGCTTGGGCGTCGTCGGTGAGGGGCTCGACGCGGACGAAGGTCTCGGCGTGGGTTCCCCAGCGCTTCACGCAACGGACATCCGCGACTTGGCAGTCATCGGACCAAGCGATTCGGTTCAGGCCGTCCTTGATCGATTTGAGGAGGTTGTCCCCGTCAGGCTTCTGGATGTGGAAGCCCCCGAGGGCCGCGGCCTTACGCTTCTTCGTCCACGACTTCGGGATCTCGAAGATCGCCACGATGCGAAGGCGGACCGGCCCCTCGAAAGGGACCGGGAAGTCAGGCCGCGCAATCTCCGCAACCTTGCGTTCGAAGCTCACCGTCTCGCCCGGCGTGTAGACGCGAGCTCGGCCGGCGACAGCTGCCGCTTTTGGCCGCTGCTTGGCGAATGGCTTACCGGGGATGGTGAACTCGACCATCAGTCAAAGTCCTCGGGCTTGGGCAGACCGCGGGGCGCAGCGTCGTCGTCGTCGTCGTCGGCCCTCTGAAGCCAATCGCCCTGGTCCGGCGAGGGCTTGGCATCGGAGCGCGCACCCATGAAGTCCTCGCTGTCGATCATGACGATCTGCACGATGCTGCCGACGTGCTCACCGAGAACGGTGCGATTGTGCTCGATGTTGCTGCAGGTGATCTTGGCTTCGATCCCCTTCTCGCCCTTGATCTTTACCTCGCCGAGCGAAACGACCGCGTGGTCGAATTCGTGGCGCGTGACTTCGCGCACCGCGGCGCGGACGATGCTCTTGGCCGCGAGTTCCAGGCCGTTGATGATCTCGGCCTGCTCCGCCTCGTTGCAGAGAGCCCAGCTGGTCTTCATGGTCTGGATGCGCTGGAGCATTGCGTCCCGGCAGTCGCCGAAGAGCGTGTCGAGTTGCATTTCGGGCTCCTGCCCTTCCATGTCGTGTTCGAAATTGGCACGTGCGTTCATGGTTTCCTCAGAGTTGAAGCTGCTGAGCCCCGCAGCCGGGCGGTCATGGTGTGAAGAAAGGGGCCGGAGCGCTTGGCCCCGGCCAGGTGCTGCTCAGGCGTCGGAACGCGCCTGTAGAGGGAGCAGAGAGAACGGCCTTTCGACCTTCGGGGCCCGTTGGGCCGAGTTGCCGCCATGCGTGCAGGCTCGAGCCGCACAGCTGGTCGATCCGTTGTGAGTGGCGACGGCAAAGAAGCGCGCGGCGAACCTGTGGGAGGAAGGTCCGCCGCCCTCACCGGCCGGGAGGAGGATGGCTGGTGTCTGGGTCATCCTTGGTTCTCCACGTGGCGAACCAGACGGTTGAGCACTTCAAGAGCCTCCGGCCCCTCCTTCATGATCGCGGCGGCGTCTCCTTTCGCAGCAAGAGCGAGCAGCGCAGGGCCGACATCGGCCAGTTCGCGCATTGCGCTCATGATCAGGACATCACGCTCGACTTGCTCGGCGCTCCGCTCCCTGCGGGCGAACATCAGTTCAGTGATGGGCCAGCGCCCCACCTCGTCTTCGAGCGCTCCGTAGTGCTCGGCGCCGATCGCGGCGTGGCCGTTCATCTGCTTCGAGATCGTGCCCTTCTCGCAGCCGATAAGGTGCGCGGCAGCCTCGACGCCGCCGAAATCCGACACGAGCTGCTTGTAGAGCGCTCTGATCGCCGGGCCGCGGTATACCTGCATGAGAAACCTCGTTTTCTTGGGTATTGTTTTGCGCTGGCCCATGTTCGAGGCATGGAACAGTGTTTGGGTTCAGGTGGCGGAAGGTTCAGCAGTCGCCGCCATGTAGGCGCGGAGGCGCTCAGCAACATCGAGAGTGCAGCTCTTTCCGCCCTTGAGGCGCGCATAGAGTCTGCTGTTGCCGACCCCGCGGCTGGTGACGGTCGCCGGGGCCAAGCCTTGCTTGCGAGCAAATGCCTCGATTTCAGCAATGAGATGTTCTCTGGTCATGCTGCACTATAGGGATAATTATCCCCTTTCAGCAAGGGATAATCGTCGCCTAGCAGCGATGTTCGGCTCGGACTATTGTCCCCGCATGGCCATGACCTTCGCAGACGCACTCAAGAAGGCGATATCCGCCCGAGGGCTATCCCTTCGGAAGATCGCGGAAGCATCAGGCGTTTCCTACGAGCAGCTCAAGAAGGTCGGACAAGGGAAATCCAAAACCACGAACGTGGATGACGCGCAGCGCGTGGCGTCTTCCTTGGGTCTTTCCCTGGACCAGTTTCTCTCAGGCGCCTTCGACCCCGAGGAAACCATCTCCATTGCCGGCAAGGTCGGCGCGGGCGCGCAAGTTCCCGTATTCGACGCATACGCCAAAGGCGACGGCCCTCAAGTCGAGTGCCCGCCGGGCCTATCTCCGCACGGTGTCGTCGCCGTTGAGGTGGTCGGCGACAGCATGGAGCCCGTGTACAGCGCAGGCGACCTGCTCTTCTACACCCGCGAGACGCACGATGGTGTGCCCGACGAAGTTGTTGGCCATCGGTGTGTGGTCGAGGATGTGGGCGGCATGGGCTGGGTCAAGCAGGTGAAGGCTGGCGACGAACCCGGATTGTTCCACCTGATTTCGCTGAACCCCGGCGCAAACACCATGTGGAATGTGCGGCTCAAGTGGGCCGCGCGCGTGCGGCTGCACTGGCCTGCCGAGTTTGCGAAAAAACGATGACACCTCGTGAGTTCGAGCTAGAGCGCCAGCTAATCGAAGTCCGCAAGGCAGCGGTCGAAATGCTGGTCGGTATGGCCCGGGGCGCGGCAAGCACTCATGCGGGCCGGGAGGATATTGCGAAAAGCTTTGACGAAGTTGCGAAATCAGGAAGTGGTGAAGCGCAGCGTCTGGCGAGACTCGTGGCGGCGGCGCTGAGGGGCTGAGAATTTGGAGAAGGCAGACATTGCGATCCTGATCGCGACCGCTAGCGCCTTATTCACAGGATGGCAAAGCTACAGCGGTCATGTGGTGGCCACAGTCACCAAAAGCCAGAACAGGCGCAAGAGGCCAGTTTTCGAGATTTCACACTCGGCCAGCCGCCATTTCCCTGGTTGGCATTCAGTGAGTATCACAGCTAGAAATTTTGAGCCTATCTCCATCCAGGTCGAAGCGATCAGGTACTCGAAGAAGGGGGTAGTACTCTTGAGCTCGGATCATCAATGGGTTGAGCCTCGCGGCTACCCGCCTGAAGAGGTGACTGTGCTCCCTGAGCAGGATGCGAAAAGAGAGATTTCCATATCTCGCTCCATAGGTGCGGCGGGATCGCAGGCATCACAAAATTCGAGCAGCCATACACCTAGACCGACGGAGTACCTAACGTGCTTTGCCAAAGGCAATTTCGAACCCCGTCACCTAGAGGTCGTCTGGCGTTGGGCCGACGGTCAGAAAAGATAACCGCCTGCCCAAAGTGAGAACCCTAGGGAAAAAAGGCTGAGCCCGAAACCTGCGACGCTCCGACGAAACGCCTTTTGCGCGATCTTGGCCATTTCTTCTTCATCCATATCTCTTCCCTCCACCCCGCTCCGGCGGGGTTTTTCTTTGCCGCTACCACCGCGCTGACAGGTGGATTGTAGCACGCTGGTTCATGTGACGCGATAATGATGGGGATTTTTATCCCCTTTCATGTTGACGGGGATATTTGTCCCCTGTAGCTTCTCCCTACACCCCGCCGAAGAGGCAGCGCCAATCGCGGGGATTTCCACAGGGAGACCTCACATGGACACCTTCAGCATCGAACTCGACGACATGGCGATCCCCGTCGCTGTTGCGTCGTACGACGCCGAGTACCAGCCGGCAGAGCCCGACGTCGGGATCATGCACGGCGGGTTCGCGGTGACCTCCATTGAAATCGAGGACTGGCACATCGGCGGGCTCCACCTGTCGCGCGCCCAGCTCGCGCAGGCTATCGGAGAGGACGCCGTGTCGAAGCTCGAAGAGGATGCCTCCGACAAGATCGTCGCCGAGCTGGAGGCCGAGAGCTCCACTCAGGACGACTACGGCGACTACCTCCGCGACCTCCACCTCGACCGCATCGCGGCTGAGTGAGCCGGATGCATCGCCTTCTTCTCGCCCTTCAAGTCATTGCCGCTGGCGCGCTCGGCGCCACGGCGCTGTCCATCGCCGCCGCGATTGTGCGGGCGGCCCAGACACCGGGACCGTACTGATGAATGATCTTTCCCCCAATACGGAGCTGGCCCTTCCGGAGCCGACCAGCCTCGCAGCGATCCTCAAGAGCGGTGACGGCCTCGACGCCCTTCTCTCGCAGCTTGAGACCGCGGCGCGGGCGGAAGCTTCCAGCCTCGATGCCACGTCGAAGAAGGGCCGGGACGCCATGAAGTCGCTGGCCTACCGCGTGAGTCAGTCCAAGGCCGAGTTGGATCGCCAAGGCCTCGCCCTGACCGAGACCGCCCGCAAGGAAATCGACGCCGTCAACGCTGGGCGCCGTTCGGCGAAGCAGCGCCTCGACGCGCTGCGCGATGAGGTCAAGAAGCCTGCGCTCGACTGGGAGGCCGCGGAAGAGCAGCGCGTGGCGCGGCACAAGGAGGCCCTCTCCGTCTTCGACGTCGACCACATCACCGCGCTCTGCACGGCTGACGAAATTCGCCCCGCTCTGGCCGCGGTCGAGGCATCCGACCTCGACGAAAGCTGGGAGGAATTCCAGCCGATCGCCGAGGCTGCCAAAGAACGCGCCCTGAAGAAGCTGCGCGCAGACCTGTCGACCGCTGAGCATCGCGAGGCCGAGCAGGCTGAGCTTGCCCGCCTCCGGGCGGCCGAGGAAGAGCGCCAGTGGGTCGAGGCTGAGAAGCGAAAAGCGGAGGAAGAAGCTAAGCGCCAGGCCGAAGAAGCTGCCGCAGCCGCTGCCAGGCTAGCCGAGCGCGCAGAAAACGCCCGTGCCTACATCAATCAGATCGGTATCGGGCTCATCGCCGGGAACCCGCAGTCGTTCGGAATCCTCATCTACGAGCTCGAAACTAAGCTTCCGCCGCTGATCGCCGAACTGGGAGAGCACGCCTCCGCGCTCGAAGAGCTGCGCATCGCCACGCTGTCCACGGTCAACGAGAAGATGGAGCAGAAGCGCGTCGAGGACGAGGCTCAGGCAGAGCGCGAACGTCAGGCGGCAGTCGAGCAGGCCGCGAAGGAGGCAGAAGATCGCTACCAGCGCGAGATAGCCGAGGCAAAGGCGCGCGAAGAACGCGCCGCCGAGGCTGAGCGCGAGCGCATTGAGGCCGAGAAGCGCGAGCAGGAGCAGGCCGCCGACAAACGCGCAGCGGACAAGGCGCACCCCGTTCGCATCCTCCAAGAGATCGCTGACGCCCTGGGCGCGATGGCAGGAGCGGCGACGCCCGCCCTGATCGCCGAAGCGCTCCTCGATGGCCGCATCCCGCACGTGAAGGTGACGCTGTGATGATCCTCACCAACCTGAAGACCGGGGCTTGGGTCCCGGTCCAGTCCGAGGCCGCCGGACGCCAAGCGGCGATGGCCATGGGGTGGACCGACTTCACGCTCGAGCCTCGGCATCCTGCAACCACGATCGGAGAATGAGCACATGACGACGACCCTGCCCTTCGGCGTGCACTATGGCGTCTCGGACGATGCCTATCACGCTGACCCCGCCCCGCGCCCGAGCCTTAGCTCGACGCTGGCGCGCGTGGTTCTCGACCACTCTCCGCTCCACGCCTGGTGGGCACACCCGCGCCTCAACCCGGACTTCGAGCCGGTGGAGAAGAAAACCTTCGACATCGGCCGGGCGGCGCACCGCGCGGTACTCGGTGCCGGCGGCGACTATGTGGCGATCCCGGAAGAGATGCTCGCCAGCAACGGCGCAGCCAGCACAAAGGCTGCCAAGGAATTCATCGGGGCAGCACGCAGCGTGGGGCAGACGCCGCTCAAGGTCTCCGAGGTCTCTCAAATCGAGGCGATGCGCGAGCGAGTGCATGCCCGGCTCGCCGAGATGCAGATTGAGCTCGACAGCAGCTGCTCGGAAACGGTGGTGCTGGCCGACGTAGAGGGGACCGTCTGCCGGGTGATGATCGACAACGCCCCGCGCGACCCGCGCCTACCGCTGTATGACTTCAAGACCACCACCGACGCCTGCCCGGACCACTGCACCAGGGCGGTCATGAATTACGGCTATGACGTGCAGGCCGCCTTCTACCTCGAGGCATGGAAAGCCGCGACCGGCGAGGATCGCGCGTTCCGGTTCATTTTCCAGGAGAAGGCCGCTCCCTACGAGGTCTGCATTGTCGAGCTGTCCTCTGACGATCTCGACATGGCGCGCAAGAAGACCCGACGTGCCCGCGAAATCTGGCAGCAGTGCATCTCCTCGGGCCACTGGCCGGGCTACCCCGCCGGGATCCACCGCGTCGAACTTCCCGCGTGGTTCCAGGAGCGCTGGCTCGAGCGCGAGAGCTCCGAGGGCGAATATCGCCGCCGTTACGGCCACGACATCCTCGATCAGGCGCGCCGCTGGCAGTCGCCCATCGCAGCAGAGTGAAAGATACCCCTATGAACGCGCACATCCGCTTTATCCCTGTCACCGAGATCCACGATCCTCTCACGCTCTCTATCGGCCTGTCGGGCGGCTCGGGCACCGGAAAGACCTATTCTGCCCTGCTGATGGCCCGTGGGATCGCCGAGACCGTGACTGGCCGCCCCGGAGCGCCGATCGGCTATGTCGATACCGAGAACAAGCGGGCCCTGCACTACAAGCAGGCCTTCCCCGAGATGATGCACTTCGACTTCCAGGCGTTGGACCACTCGGGCAACGTCGTCGGCTTCCCTCCAGAGCGCTGGATCGAGGTCATCGATGCGGCAGAAGAGGCCGGTCTCCCCGTCGTGATCCTCGACAGCTTCAGCCACGCTTGGGAGGGCGTCGGCGGTGTCCTCGATCTGCATGCCCAGACGCTCGACCGGCTGACCCGCGGCGACGACAGCAAAAAGGATGCCCGCTCGCAGCTCGCGTGGGCCGAGGTCAAACCGCGATACCGCCGCCTCATCGACCGCATCGTGCGCGCCAACACCAACATCATCATCTGCACCCGCGCGAAGCCTGTCATGCAGAAGGGTTTCGGCAACAGCTCAGTCAACGCCCGCAAGACGAAAACCCGCCGCGAGGACGTACCGTGGGACCCGGCGTCCGACGCAGACCTGATGTTCGAGATGACCACGATGGTGATCCTCGACCCCTCCGCGCCGGGCTGTCCTGTCCACCAGATCAAGGTGGCCGACCAGTTCAAGGGGCTGCTCGACCCGCGCCGCCCCATGGGTGTCGAGACCGGCCGCGCAATGGCGGAGTGGGCCAAAGGCCAGGGCAACGCCCAGAAGCAGAAGGAGCTCCTCGACCGGGCCCGCACCGAAGCGCGCAAGGGCAAGGAAGCCTTCATGACCTTCTGGAACAGCCCGGAAGGCAAAGAGCACCGCGAACTGCTACGCACGATCCTCGAGGAGTGTCAGCGCTTGGCGCACGAGGCCGAAGCCAAGGCCGAGCAGAACGACGACGACCCCTTCGGCCTGCCGCCGGTGGGCGACAGCCTGACCGACGAGCAGCGCGCCGAGATGGAGGCCGCTGAGCGCGCATTCCGTGAGCAGGGAGAGCAGGGATGAGCATGACAGAACCTGACACCCTGCGCGTCACCGGACGTGCCGCCGAGCGCGAGTACCGCAAGAGCGACAGTCTGCCTCCCCTGCGCGACTACAATGGCGATGGCCTTCGAGACAAGATCGAGATGGAGCGCAAGGATCGCCTTCTCCTTGAGGGCTGGTGGTTCGCCGTGCTGGTTTTCCTGATCCTCGTCCTGCTGGGCCTCTGGTTCATCGCAACCGGGGTTGAGCAGCTGGCGGCCCTGATCCGCGCGGCGTCGGCTTGGCTCGAGGGGTGGCTCTGATGCGCGACACCTTCGATTTCCCCGAGCTGCCCGACCGCGCCTACACCGGCCTGCCGCTGATCGTCGACAGCTTCGCCGGCGGCGGCGGAGCCAGCACTGGCATCGAGACGGCGCTCGGCCGCGGGCCCGACATCGCGATCAACCACAATCCGGCGGCGCTGGCGCTGCACGCGGCGAACCACCCCGAGACGCTGCACCTGTCCGAGAACGTCTATCGCGTCGATCCACTCGACCATCTCGCAGGCAAGCACATCGGCCTCATGTGGTTCAGCCCGGACTGCAAGCACTTCAGCAAGGCCAAGGGCGGCAAGCCCGTGGCGCGGAACATCCGTGATCTCGCGTGGATCATCCCCGGGTGGATCGAGCGCATCCAGAAGAGCGGCGGCCGCGTCGACGTGGTGCTGATGGAGAACGTCGAGGAGTTCGCGGGCTGGGGCCCGCTGATCGAGACCGAGCGCGGCTTGATGCCCTGCCCGGCCCGCAAGGGCGAGACCTTCGCCGCATGGTGCAAGGCGATCCGCAAGCTCGGCGGGAAGATCGAGCGCCGCGAGCTGCGCGCCTGCGACTACGGCGCCCCGACGATCCGCAAGCGGCTGTTCGTCTGCATCCGGTTTGACGGCCAGCGCATCGTATGGCCTGCGCCCACGCATGGCGCGCCGGACTCGGACGAGGTTAAGTCGGGCAAGCTGCAGCCGTGGCGCACCGCGGCGGAATGCATCGACTGGTCGCTGCCCTGCCCGAGCATCTTCGACAGCAAGGCCGAGATCAAGGAGAAGCACGGGCTGCGCGCCGTGCGGCCGCTGGCGAACAATACCCTCGCCCGGGTGGCCAAGGGGCTGCGCCGCTATGTGCTCGACGCCGAGCGTCCCTTCCTGGTCAATCTAACCCACGGCGCGCGCACCGAGGATCTCGACGATCCCCTGCGCACCGTGACCGGCGCGAACCGCGGCGAGAAGGCCCTTGTTACCCCGTCGCTGGTGAGCATCGCCCACGGCGACAGCGGCGGCCGCCGGGAATACCCGCTGACCGAGCCGCATGGCGTGGTGACCGCGGGCGGCATTTCGCATGCCGTGGTCGCGCCCGCGCTCGCCACCTACTACGGGCACGGCGAAGGCCGCGGCACTCGCGCTGCCACGCTTGGCGAGCCCCTTCGGACTGTGACCTGCGAAAACCGGCACGCGCTCATCGCCCCTTCCATCGCCAAGTTCATGACCGGCGCGACGGGAAGCGACATCGCGGCACCGCTGCCCACGGTCACCGCCAACAGCTACCTCAAGCGCCCGGGCGGCGCGGCACCGCTCGGCATCCTCGCACCACTGCTGGCCAGCTTGAAGGGCACCACGCGCCGCATGGGCCCCGTGGCGCAGCCTCACCCCACCGTCTGCGCCGCGGGCAATCACAGCGCCGTCGTGGCGCCGGTGCTGACCTATGCGCAGCAGGGCGGCCGCTGCCGGTCGATCGAGGATCCGCATCACACGATCTGCGCGAGCAAGAAGGACCAGAACAGCGTAATCGCCGCGACCATGGTGCATGTCGGGAACGGCGAGCGGAAAGGCCAGGCGCCTCGCGCGCTCGACATCACCGCGCCGCTGAACACCGTCGTCGCCGGCGGTGTGAAGCAATACCCGGTCGCGGCTTACCTCGCCCAGCAGAACAACGACCTGCGGGGCGTGCACCCGGGCCGTCCCGCCAGCGAGCCGATCTCGACCGTCACGAGTTCCGGCAGCCATCAGACACCTGTCGCCGCATGGCTGGCCAAATACTACGGCACCGGCGACGGCGCCCCGGCACATGGGCCGATGCACACGGTCACCACCAAAGACCGCATGGGCCCGATGCAGGCCGAGGTAGCCGCCCCGCCCTTCGACGAGGCGCACGCGCCGCGGGCCCGCCAAGTGGCCGAGCTGCTGCGCGCGCACGGGCTCTGGGATGACCGCGAGTTCGTCACCCTCGAGATCGGCGGCACGTCCTTCGTCATCGTTGACGTGGGCATGCGGATGCTCACCCCGCGCGAGCTCTTCAACGCGCAGGGCTTCCCCTCCGACTACGTGATCGAGGGCGTCTGGCGCGAGGAAGGAGGCGAATGGGAGTTCGAGGCCTTCCCGAAGGACGTGCAGGTTTCCTGCGTCGGGAATAGCGTCTGCCCGCCACTGGCCGAGGAGCTGGTGCGGGCGAACTGCGCGCACCTGGTCGAAGCTCGGGAGGTTGCCGCATGAGTGGCGTCGCCCACCAAATGCCCCGGATTGGGGGGACATTTTCCAAACCGGGGCAACTGGTAATACAAAAGTTCTGTCTTCAAAAGTTTGCCCTTCCTCTCAGAACCGGGGAAATTCCGGCTATCTGCACCAAGAGGTCTTCGGGCGTATCAGTCCACTCACGGACCTCGTTCACGCTGCGTCACTTTCTTGCCTCAGTCGAGAAGGCTCAGCCTCCGATTGTCGAGATTCCTGTGGATAACAACCGCCGGAAAATCCGCAATCTAGATGTGGTGGGAGTGGCAGCATGACCGTCTACGTCGACGACATGTACCGCACCGAGATGGGCCGCTTCCGGCACATGAAGATGAGCCACATGATCGCGGACAGTACCGACGAGCTGCTCGCCATGGCGGACCGGATCGGACTGAAGCGGAAATGGCTGCAGAAGGCCGGCACCGCTGACGAGCATTTCGACATCGGCATGGGGCTCCGCGCCAAGGCAGTCGCCGCCGGTGCGGTCGAGATCAGCATGCGCGAGCTCGCGATGAAGTGCCAGGCGCGGAGGTCACCACCATGACCGACCTCTACACCGCCTTCGTCATCATCTGCGCCGCGATCCGCCCGGTCCACATGCTGATGAGGCTCCCCGCCGCCAGAGCGCGCCGCCGGCGCATCCAGCAGTTCTATCAGTCCAGCTAACCACCGGAGACCTGAGACATGGGACACCGTTTCAGCCTGACACAGAAGCAAGTGCAGGACCTCATTGCCATGACGCCGCCAGGATACGTGCCCAGCGTCACCGTGACCTTTGCGAGATCGAAAGATCAGCATCAAGATGCCGCCACGAAAGACGCCAACCCAGCGGACCTCATCGAACCATGACCAAGGGAAAAGAGCTGCCGAGCTACATCCATCGCCGCAAGCGCGACGGCGTCCTCCTCTTCCGCAAACGATATGCCGGGAAGATCGTGGAAATTCGACTTGAGACGCAGTTTTCAGAAGATGAGCCGGTCCCATTTGCGCTTCACCAGGAGCGCGAGCGCCTACTCAATGCGCCATCTCCGGTGCCCAGCGGCAAGGATGTTGCGGCGGTCATCCGCGCGTATCGCGCCGCTCCCAAATACCGCGACCTGAAACGCCGGACGCGTGATGACTATGAGAAGCACCTGCCCTACTTCGAGGACAAGCTTGGGCACCTCGCGCCGCGGCAAATCGAGCGCCACCACGCCATCGCCTGGCGCGATGCTTGGGCAAAGAAGAAGAGCGCCCATTTTGCAAACTACAGGCTGCGTGTGCTGTCGATCGTGATGGAACACGCGAAGGACATGGGGCTGCTGACCAAAGCCGAGGAGAACCCGGCCAAGGGCATCAAGGCGCTGAAGTACGAGAAGCAGGACCGAGAGCCATGGCCTGACACCAAGGTTGCCGAGTTCCGTAAGGCATATCCTTACGGGACCCGAGAGCGCACGCTCTTCGAACTCTGTCTCGGCACCGGGCAGCGGATCGGCGACGTGCTGCGCATGCAGTGGGGGCACATCAGGGGCGACACCATCTTGGTCAGCCAGAGCAAGACTGGCGCGAGGCTCGAAATTCCGCTCACGCCGCACCTCGCGGCAGCACTCGACGCCATCGAGAGAAAAAGCCTCTTCATCCTGACCAAGGATATGTCGAAGACCAAGCGCCCGGGGCAATGGGAGTATCGCGGAGCATCAGACGCCATGCGCGCCGCTCGGAAGGCGGTGGGTGCAGAAGCCTACGACCTGCACGGGCTGCGCTATACTGCAGCTGTCGAGCTGCTCCTCGCAGGCTGCAGCGATGACCTGATCGCGGCCGTCACAGGCCAGAGCGCAGCCATGGTCAGGCACTACACCCGACACGTTCGCCAGCGCGTCAGAGCACGCGAAGCGCAGCAAAGAAGAGACCGGATTTGA